CGTTTTGAAATCGAGCCATTAGGTGGAAATGAAAGCAAGATTGATCGAATCAAAAAATTAACACCGATCTTCGAGGCAGGTCGGTTTTATTTGCCCGAACAGCTTTATTTTAAAGATTTCCAAAGCCAGCAGATAGATTTCGTCAAGACTTTCATCGATGACGAGTTTGAAGTTTTCCCCGTGTCTGTGCATGATGACATGCTTGACTGCATGGCAAGAATTGTGGACCAAAAACTAGGCGCTAAGTTTCCATTGGTTCAAAAGCCTAGTGAAGTTGTTCCATTTATGACAGGACCTTCGGGATGGATGGGATAAAGTTTCGTGTTAACTGTTTAATTTGCTTAAACAATTTATCAGTTCAAAATCCAATTTGTGGAATACAAAGAAGAAAAAAATAAATCAAAGTCCGATGATGTGAAGCTGAAGAAAACCACTGTTAAAGATGTGGAGTCAAAGGACAATGAGTCAGATGATGATATCATCGCAACGGCAAAAAAGAGATGGCTTTCTGCTATGGAAGCAGAATCGGAAATGCGAGCCGATGCCTATGATGATCTTGTCTTTCGATTGGGCGAACAATGGCCGGAAGAGGTCAGAAGAGAAAGAGAGTTAGACGGCAGACCTTGTTTAACAATCAATCGTATTCCACAATTTTTAAGGCAAGTCACAAATGATCAAAGGCAAAATAGACCTGCAATTAAAGTTTATCCAGTAGATGAGAAAGCAGACATTGAGACTGCCAAAATATATCAAGGCTTGATCAAGCATATAGAAGTCAACTCGAATGCTGACACCGCTTATGATTGGGCTTTTGAAGGTGCAGCTTGCAAAAGTTTCGGTTATTTCTATATAACGACCGATTGGGTTAGTGCCACGTCTTTTGATCAAGAAATTCTAGTCAAGATGATCAAAAATCATTTTAATGTGGTCTTAGATCCAGCTCATAAAGAGCCGGATGGAAGTGACGCCAATTGGGGAATGATCTTTGAGAATGTTTTAAAATCTGACTTTGATGACGAATATTCTGATTCAGATCTTTGCCGCTTGAGTGATTGGTCCTCTCTTGGCACTGATCATCAAGACGATTGGATCACTGAAGATCAGTGCAGAATTGCACTCTATTGGTATAAGGAATTTCGAACTGCTGAAATTGCCTTGCTGGAAAACGGCGAGACAATAGAAGTCAGTGAACTGGATGAATTGTATCCCGAGGGCTTGCCTGAGAATATTAAGATCGTCACCAAGCGCATGACAAAAATTCCAGAGATAAAATATTGCAAATTAAATGGAATGGAGATTCTAGAAAAATCAGATTGGCCTGGAAAATATATCCCAATCATTCCAGTTTACGGTGATGAACTGGACCTGGACGGGCGTCGCATTGTCGAAGGCATTGTCAGACATGCCAAAGATCCGCAAAGAATGTTTAATTATTGGAAAAGTACAGAGACCGAAACCATTGCACTAGCTCCACGCATTCCTTTCATCGTGGCTGAGGGCCAAATCCCATCCCAATATGAATACATGTGGAAAACGGCGAATAAGAAAAATCATGCGTATTTGCCCTACAAGCCCACGACGATTGCAGGTGTCCCAGTGCCGCCGCCTCAAAGAAATTCATTTGAGCCAGCAGTGCAAGCAATCACTCAAGCCGCGATGATGTCAGCCGATGACTTGAAATCAACCACTGGAATCTATGACGCCGCCCTTGGTGCAAGATCTCAAGAGGTGTCAGGCATTGCAATCCAGCGCAGAAATGCACAATCGCAAACAAGTAACTTTCATCTAATGGATAACTTGAATCGATCATTGAGACACGCAGGTCGAATCATTGTTGATTTGATTCCAAAAATATACGACGCGCCTCGCACTGCGATCATTATCGGTGAGGACGGCGAAAAAGAACTCATTCGCATTAATGAAGAATTCGAGAGAGATGGGAAATCAAAACATTATCAGCTTGGCGTTGGAAAATATGATGTTGTTGTGGAAGCCGGACCAAGTTTTGCGACAAAACGCCTCGAAGCTGCATCCTCAATGGAGCAATTAATTAGAGCATATCCAAGCATAATGCAAATGGCAGGAGACCTTTTAGTAAAGGGAATGGACTGGCCAGGCGCACAGGATATCGCAGAGAGACTAAAAAAATCAATGCCTCCTGAACTTGTTTCGGATCAAGAAAATCCTCAAATGGACCCGCAACAAGTTCAAGCGCAGATTAACCAAATGAATCAGGTCATTGAACAATTGACCGATGGCTTAACGAAAGCCAATCAAGTGATTGATCAGAAGAAAATGGAAATCGAATCGGACGAGCGCATTGCTTTCGCAAAAATGGAGACCGAACTCAGAAAAGAGATGATGAAAACATCAAGCCTTGCGGCGATTGATGGACTTAACGCTCAAATTGAAGAAATAAAACAAAGGCTTCAGCTTCTCGACATAAATCAGCCCTTTGATATTTCAGAGCAAGAGCGAGCGATGCAAATGCAAATGAATCAAAATTTAAGCGGTGCTGGCAATTTTGCTGGCCCGAATATGAATCAAAATCCTACTGGTGGGAAGCCACCAGGGCAATTCATGGGAGAATTTTAAACCATGCCAAGTGACAATATCCAAGTGACAGAAGCCAAACCGATTGAATCCTCAAATTTGAGTGATTTGGTCGAGGCTGACGAAAATTCCGAATCATCCGTTGAGGATGATGAAAGCAAAGATACTTCGGAAGTATCTGAAAACGAGGAAAATCAAAACGATGATCAAGAGGTTGAGAAAAAGCCCAAGAAACAAAAGGGCGGTTTTCAGCGTCGGATCAACAAACTAAATTCAAAGCTATCTGCCAAGGAAGAAGAAGCGAATTACTGGCGTGAACAGGCAATGAAAGCCCAATCACGACCGGAATCGAATGACTCTTCTCAAAAAGCGAAGCCACAGCAAAAAAATGATGGCAAGCCAAAGGCAGATGATTTTGAAAGCCACGAGGACTACGTTGACGCACTGACCGATTGGAAGGTTGAGAAAAAGATTTTTGACTATGAAGAAAAAAAACGAGGCGAAGCAATAAAAAATGAGTATGCATCAAAAGCAAAAACTCATGCTGAGCGAGTCAATTCTTTTGTAGCGAAACACTCAGACTTTCATGACGTCTTAGAAGAGGTCAGTGACGTTAAACTCTCAGGCGTTGTCCAAGAGCTGATTATTGATTCGGACTTAGGTCCTGATTTAATGTATCACCTTGCAAAAGATCAAGACGAATTAGAGAGAATATGCTCTTTGACTCCCTTGGCCGCTGCAAAAGCAATTGGTCGTTTGGAATTAAAACTCGGTGGTTCTAAAAATGAAAGCGAAAAACTAAACAATAAAAAAGTATCGAAAGCGCCAAATCCGCCGACACCGATTAGAAGCAAGTCTGAGAAATCGGGCAAGAAAACAATCTTTGACGATGATCTCACACAAGCTGAATATGAAGCGTTAAGGAAAAGACAGCGCTCTCGCTAAAGGGAGAATTTAAATGTCCAATTCATTATTAACGGATTCAATTATTCTTAAAGAGACCATGATGAGTCTCAAAAGCAATTTGTCGTTTTGCAGAAATGTGACAACCGAATATTCGGACCAATTTGCAAAAAGTGGAGCTAAAGTCGGCGCTACAATTAACATTAGAAAGCCAACACGCTATAATGTGACAACTGGTGCCACATTGACTATTCAAGATAGCGCTGATCAATCGGTGGCTTTGACTGCTGATAAACATTATCATGTGGGCATGGCATTCGCAGAAGTTGATCGAACTCTTTCTATCGATAAATTCAGAGAAAGATACGTTGATCCTGCTGCCATCGCGCTAGCAAATACAATTGATTACAATTTTGCATCGGCAATGTATCAATCAGTTTTTAGCTCGGTCGGTGTTCCAAGTGCAACGGCATTTCCGTCGACATTAAAAGGTTTTGTAAATGCAAAAGCTGTAGCATCAAGCCTTGGCGCTCCTAAAGGAGTTTATTCGGCGATTGTTGATCCTCTCGTTGAGGCTTCACTTGTTGAAGGATTGAAAGGTCTTTTTCAATCATCTGAGAGAATTGCCGAACAATATGAAATGGGCGAAATGGGAATGGCGGCTGGTTGTAAATTTAGCATGAGCCAAAATGTGCCAAAACACACGGCTGGCGCTCCTGCTGGCG